GTTCGTATTACTGAAAATGTTTTCCCCAATGGTTTAGTCAATAAATCTTTCATACGAGCTGTTTTAAGATAAAAGTTCTCAACAATAGTCGAAAAATCAATAATTTTACCTAATTTATTATTTTCATTTAATATTTTAGAAATAAGATATATCCCTTTCATCTTTGGAAATAATGTATTTTTAAATACTGGTAGATTATTTTCAATACTATATTGTTTGGCTAATTCTTGTTTTTCCGGTGTAAATCTTGTTCCTTCTGGCATAATGATAATAATTCCACTCTTCATTTTCTTAACACTATTGATTATATTTTCTTGGTCGTCTTCTAATTTCCTATTTAATTTAATGTCAGGACCAACACAAAGAGTGAATCCACCTCCCGGTATAAAAATTACATCCCTTTTAAGAACAAAATAAATGTCTCTGTTATCAAATTGTCTTAATATTGAAACATAAATAGCAAAGTCCATTGTTATTGTATGATTACTAATAAGAATATCAACTTTATTAGATGGCGTATATTTCGCATTATAATGAAGAGGTGAATCAAAACAATATGTATAAACCAATGGCATCAAACTAAAAACAATATTTTTAACTATATTTGTTGTTTGATTATTCAATCCAATTAACATTGAACCTAATAATAATGTTTGGGTCATAGATAATAATACCGCAAATATAACTATAAATCCAACAATTTTTAATATCATATTATAATAATTCTTATATTATGAAACGATAAACTAATAAAAATTGATAAATAATTTCTTTATAGTATTGTATTTATACATTAATGAAGTTTGATATTATGGACCCAAATGTTTCCCTTACTATGAATGTATTTATCATTATAGCTAATATTATTAATATTATCTATAATGTTCCACAAATGGTTAAAACATATAAAACAAAATCAACAAAAGATTTCAGCGAAACTTTTCTTATTATGAGAATTGTTGGTAATAGTATTTGGCTCGGATATAGCGTTGAAGTTGATAGTTTCCCAATGTTATTCAGTAATTTGGTTACAATTATCGCAACCGTTTTTATTGGTTATTATAAAGTGATTGAGATTATTAGAGAAAGACGATATATGAAAGTTAATAACCCAGAAGAGGCGGACGTAGAAATGAATGTCGATGGGGCTTTATAATGCTCTTTTTATAAAAATTGATTTAATTATATTAAATGATTTGAACTAATATTATAAATGTCATTTAATATTACAGATAAAGGAATGTCATTACCATTATATATATTAATAATAATTGCCATTATTATTAATATTATAATAAACACACCACAAATGATTAAAACTTTCAAAACGAAATCAGTTAAAGATTTTAGTGATATTTATATTTTATTCCAAATTATTATTAATGCTATTTGGCTCGCATATAGTATTGAATTTAATAGTTTCGTAATGTTCCTCAATAATTTTATTTGTATGATTGCATCTCTATTTTTTGGATATTATAAAGTAATTGAGATTATAAACCGTTATAAGAAAGTTGATGTAGAACCTAAAAATTAATTTAAAATTAATTTCCTCCCCTCGGTTGTATCAATCCATCCCTTAATATCAATATCACCCCGGTCGTGTTTATCGTGGCATTTACTACAGAGAATAACAAGATTAGCAACACTATTTTTCTTTATATGAATTTTAGTTTTACCCTTTACATCATCACAATCTTTTTGAGGCAGAATATGATGTGTCTCAAGGTTATTTTTACTTTTGCATATTTCACAACATAGCATTAATAAATCCTTATTATAATTACTTTTTTTAATTTTATAGTTCTCATATTCCATTTCTAATTCCTTTGTCCTATTATTAAAATCATCGCTACGCATCATATATTTTGCAACCATCACACCATAATATTTATCACCTTGTCCCTCGGACAATACTCTATCATATACAATCATATCATTCTTCTCGTCATATGATACCTTGATATGCATAATTTTAACATTATCCATATTACATATAGTTGGTAATTCACTAATCGCGTGCAAGTGAGTAGCGGTAATAAAACTGCAATTATTATTATTTAGAGTCTCCAACATATAGGCTACAATAATATTGGCACTCTTTTCTTCTGTACCACGGCATAATTCATCAGCAATAACCATTGTATCAAAACTATTGCGCTTCAAGATAGCCATCAATTCCATCATTTCAACCATAAAACTACTCATCCCCTTGTATAAATTATCATTCCCAACAATTCGAGTAAATAAATTTTTATATGGATAATATACAAATTTACTGGCAGGAACATAATAACCAATTTGTGCCATAATAATTGCGATACCAATACTCTTAATAAGGGTACTCTTACCCGCTGAATTTAATCCATACAAAAGAATACCGTTTTTATTCAATCCAAGTTCAATATCATGTGGGTGATAGGGTACATCGGTTGAGATTGCTTCTACAATGGGGTGTCTTAATTCTGTAGCGGTAAAATAACTTTTATCATTATTTGATTTAACCTCCGGTTGAACCGCTGATTCTATCAGTGGTTGAACCTCTGGTTTTGTGTAACCATATTTATAAGCACAACTCGCCCCACAATTGAGGAAATCCAAATACATTATGGTATTAGAACACGTATTAATAACCTCCCCATAATTCTCAACTATCTTCTCCATAATTTTATAAAACGATGCCATCATTTCTTTGGCTAATTCTTGTTTTAGCATAACAATATCATCGCTCATAGTGTTCATTTGTTTACACGTAATTTTTGTATTATTCGATTTTGGCAAATCACTGAATTCTAAATCTTTAACTTTAATTTCAATACTACCAACCATAATATGGGTTATATTTGTTAATTTATCTCGTAATAATTTGCATCTTCTTTTTGTTACCAACATATAATGTCCATCACGTTCATTAAATTTCATATTAATAATACTATTACCGGATGTAGCTGAAATTACTTTATTATTCTTTTCCTCAATATATCCTTCTAATGTTTCAACTAACATATCCATAAAATTATTACTAGTATCTATTTTTTTAGCCAATTCAATGGTAATATTATTATTATCATTAATATAATTCTTTGTTTCCTCTGTATAATTATTGAAATTTAATTTCTCCATATATTCCAAATCAAATATATCACTCATATATGAAACCAAATCTTTTACTTTTTCATATAATTCTTTATCAATATTAAGATATGATTTCATCACCTTGCGAACACTGGTATCCTCAATATTACGGATAATTCTTATTACTTTCATAATCTGAAGAAACGTATTATAGAATAACACAAGTTCATTTGGGTGAATCTTATTTAATTCGATTTTACGATACACTTTTGGGATATCAATAATATTATGTAATTCACTATTAATCTTTTCAAAATTGTTATCACGTAATAATAATTCAATAACATTATAACGGTCAGTGATAGTCTTTGGGCAAATCAATGGATTGCATAACATTGACATTAGATAACGGCGCCCCATTGGTGTTTTATATCTTCCTAGAATATTAAATAATGATTTATTATTATCATTAGTTGGGAATATATTAAGTTGTTCCAATCCCCTATTACCAATATAGAGCGACGCATCATTATCAAAATAAGTTGGTTCTCTAAGTTTTGACAGTAGAATGGGTTGGTGATTAGCCGTAAAATGCAATAAGCCAACAAGTGAAAATCGTGCATACATATAGGTATGCATTCCAATGTCCTCAAGTTGTGATTTAAATGTTTCTTCCAATATTTCTTCTTGATATTTAACATTTGATAGCATTTCAATATTAGTTAGACTATATGTAGTAAGTTCATTCTTTATCCCAAGATAGCTAATGATATCATCTTTGCGCATTCTATTAATTCCATTATTAGTATCCATATAATTAATTAATATTGGTGTAAAATGATAAATGGTTTCACATGGTGGATATTTTTCAAGAAATCTCACTGTATTATCAAGTGATAGCATCATATCAACATTTGTACTAACGGTTTGATAAGTGGTCCCGCTTCCAGTCATCATATCATATGCTGTTATACCAATACACAATAACGGGGTCGGTGTTCTTAATTTTAAACCATCAAAAACAATGCAAACCAAATTGGTATTTTTATTAGTTGTTGTTGACATATTGGTAGATGGAGAAAATACGCCAACAACTTCACGCTTGGGATTTGGTGGTTCAGTTGTTTGGTCAATACGAATAACTGTATAATTCATTGCCACAATCTTATCAATCATATCATCCACAATATAACTGGGAAAACCCATCATTCGCGGATTACTTGTCGATAAAGGCTTACTTTTATTTTTTTGAGTCACCACATAATTTATTCTTTCACCCAGCGTATATAGGTCAGGTCCTTCCTTGTCTGTATTATAGGCTTCGTGAAAACTACCAACTTGCATCAAAATTAAGGTAGAATTACCATAAATATTTTTATAATGATTATGAATGTCAAAATAATCTTTAACAAAAATTGGTTTATTATATTGAGTCATATAAATATAATATTGTTTAGGCTTTAAGATATTTTCTCATAAAACATTTGTGGGAATAATATTTTTTGGGTTAAATGTATTTGGGAATAATATTTTTTCATAATATAAATTTGCTCTACTCATAATAATATCCTTCGGAATAATATTATTTTCTTTTTTCTTATAAATAACATTTTTTAAATCTTTATAATAAGTAATATTTTGCGGAAATTTTATATCATTTCTAACAGGTAAATATGCTTTAAATTTATTCATTATATCGATATTGTTATTCACTAAATCATCATATGTAATTAAAATATAATTTTTAACTGATTTTGGCATTGTTTCAACTAAAAATTTATTTTTAATATGCCTCATTTCAAAAATATTTTTATATCTATCATAAGTGTCAATATTCCGGTCATTCATTATTTCCACTTTTTTAGGGTTTATTGAATAAAATTCATTATTTAAAAAAGAATTAATACTTTTAGTTAATTCTTCTGGTAAATGATGTTTTTCTCTATATAATGAATTAATATAATCTGGTAAGTTTCTTATAATTCCAATAAATAATATATCATCGCTATCACTAAAATCAGTAAAACCAAAAAAATGTTTATGACCATAGGTACGAGATTGTTTAAATATATTTAATTTGCACGCATCACATTTGGTACAATTTTCATTATATATATGTTCATCTTGTATGCATATATTTAATTTATTAAGTTGAACCCCGGTGCATTCAAAATATGTATCAGGTGGATTACATACGATTTGAATATTAAAATTAGTTATTAATAATTGTTCTAAATAATTAGTCCCACTACATCTTTCACCATATATTTTCACTTTACTTAACATTATTATAATTAATAAATATAAATTATAATAATGACCATTCCTACATTTATACAAAGTGAAAGTGAAATTGATTATACATCTGATACCACTGAAACAGACCATAATATTCTTCCATCTGACCCATATATAAGTGATACTAATACCAAGATGAAAAAACTATATAGAAAAGTTGGGCGCCATCCAACAATAAATACTAAATTTGATAGCTCATCTGAATCATTAAAGAAATATATAGATACAAAAACATTTGAAAATATAAATAAACAAAATGCAACAACTTTTTACAGTATGGAAAAATTAGAAACAACTGATTTTAATACTATATACAATATTATGATACAATCCACTTATATTATATTTGTGGATGATTGTAAATTAGTAAAATGTAATACACCTACATGTAGTACTCCATTCTGTAGTATATTTAAAAAATCTCAGCCTCATCTTATTGATATGGAATTTCCAGGATGTACCTTTTTACCATTTGAAGCAGTGAGTGTTATTAAAAAAAATTTAAATAAATTAAATAATAGTATTTTTAATGCAGAAGTAAATGGAAATACATTATATATGAATGAAAGTATGTGTTCTAGTGTAATGTTCCACGAAGGAGAAATTATGAAAAATTGTTTATATAAAAAAATGGAAGTAATTGATATGATTGTGTATGTCCCAATTGAAATTTATAATATGAAACAAACTGAATATAAATTAAGAGGATTTTGTCAAATAGTTGAAGAATTAGGAGCGAGCAATATAGATATTACATTTAAAACAATCAATAATACCGAAACTAAGAAAGATATGAATATGAAACTCGGTGATGATATAAAATTGATTGCTGGAAATCTCGGAATGACTACTAGTAATAATACAACTAATGAGGTAAATTATGATTATAATTTAACTTATCCAAAAAATAGTACTATAACATTAAATGAGAAAATAATAAAAAATAAAATAAAAAAGAAGAAATTTATAGTTAGTGATAATATGTATAATTCAAATTTAGAATTGCAATATCTAGTGCATTCACGATGTCGCCATCTTATAAATATGTATTCAACGGTATTTACTTTTGATAATACTTGTGTAATTGATAAAATTATGTACACTAAATTAAAAACTCACGGGATAGAAATTAGCGCGGATTATAAAACATTAAATAATACAAAAAATAATATTGAAATTATAACCAATGTTACTTTTGTGACTTTAGAACAGTGCAAAGATTTAGTAAATGGGAATAATGTTAGTTTAGATGAAATCGGATTTAATCATATTATGGAGACTATAAAAGATGAAGATGATATTACTTTTAAGAAAAATGGGATTTACAAAATAATGAGTTTTATAAATATGTATATTTCTCACGTTATTAAACATAGCAATCCACAACATTATAAAACTATCACAAAAATAAATAGTATGATTAAAAAACAATTAACTATTATAGAATACGCTGAATTATTATGTAATTATTTTAACACGGGTTCACAATGGATTCATTTTACTAATTATATTGATTTACTTGGTAAGAAAACTCATAGTTTTGATAAATTAGGTTATATTGTTATTATGAATAGTATGATAATTGATGAGCGTTTAACAATGATGCTACAATTTATTCAACAATTGTGTGTTGAGAAAAATATAGAAGATAAATTTTGGAAAATGTTGCAACCTCATAATATATTATTAAAAAAAGATTTACATAATAAGTTATTAAATGAATATGATTTTATTAAAAATTATAATCATTATAATTTAATGATGTTAATTTATCGTATTAGTATTTATACCGTAGATTATAGTGATGATAATAATATTAAACTAGTCCAACATATAACTAATATGGATGTTGGTTATACTCATTGGGAATATTATAATAATGTTTTACCTTTTATTGTAAATCATATGAAGGGATTATATTATGATACGAAAGATGAATTATATTTATCAACTACATTAGAAAAATCATTTAATATTAATAGTTTTATATCCGCAAAAATTGGAAATATTAATGACCTTAATCAATATATTGATAAAAAATACAAAAGATTAAAGGAATCATATGAATGGTTAAATGGTATAACTTTTCCGATGGAAGTTAATGATTTCTTAAAAGAACTTGAAAAAAATCATTATTTAATGAAACGTTATATGATTGTTGTTAAAATGAAAACTATAATGAATACTAAAAAATATCTTAAATTAACAGATTGTAAGGTAGAGAAAGATAATGCATATAATCTAATTAATATGCTCCATATGTATAATGATAAATTTGATATGAAAACTATACCATTTAATTATATTGGTTTTGATATGATAATAAATAACATAAATTGTGGGCTAGCTGAGGATGAATTTAAGAAAACATTTATAGATTTTATATCAAAACGTTATACTGTTGATGAAACTAAATATATAAAAGAAGAAATCACATATGATATCTTTATGGCATCTTGTACAACTTTTGATGATACTTTACAATATGTTGAAAAATTATTAGAGGATATGTACGTATAAATGTTCTGGTCAAATCCTTCGGATTTGCTGCGATAAATCCGAACGCATTTATCGAGGTTAGTTTAAAAACGGTTTTCAAATCTTCGAATGTACGCGGACCAAAAGAGAGCCCGTATATCTTTTGGCAAAGCCAATATAAACGGTAAGACCGTTTTCAAATAGCGATGCTCACAAATATTATATGCTCTCTAATTTATGCAAAATAAATTGTTTTACTAAATTTATTTGTAATTCCAAATCATACCAATTAGTATTACCTCGCACTACAAATAACTTTAATATTTTTCTTATTACTATTTCGCCATTTGGTCCTTTAATATCTTTTAAATATTTTTTAACTGATTTATATGATTTGTCATTCTCCATCCAATATATGGTATATTCTTTAAATTTCATACTAACGCTACGCTGAAGATTCTCATCCATATTAACATTTTGATATGCACTTATAGTTGGAATAAAAGGGGGTGGAGGGAAGTATTTATATTCTGACATTACAATAACTTATAAAAAATATCAAAATTAAAATCATTCAGGTCTTTATTTTGTATCCATTTATTTATTTTTTCTTCTGTATCTTCTATTAAATTTAATTTATAATGTTTTGATATTTTTTTTATTAAAGTATATATTATTTTATTATTTTTTTTTAAATCTTCAATATTATATCGTATCCATATATTTAGTATTCTTTTAATATAATTAAATGGTTTATTATTTTCAAGCATAGTATCTATCCATAAAACCATATCATCTACATTTAGTATTTTATAAATTTGAAGCATTTGACCTAAATTAAGATTTAAATAAGGTAGCGCCATAAAACGTTGTATATCCATATTTGATAATGTATTTTCATCGCTTACAATTTCATAATATGCCTTACCGTTCTTATAATATAACTCTGATGGACATACTTTCTTACTGGCTGCATTTTTAAATAATGCTAATGTTATTGGGTGGAGATATATCTCATTTGTCTCAACGCTATTCCCAAAACATTTAATTTTTCTAGTTCCTGTATTACTCATTATAATTATTTATTAAAATAATTTTACAAATAATTTATATGAAAACAATTCGTTATTTTAATATTTAAAAAATGAATAACTATTTAATAAAATGTCAAACTCATCAACATCGGAATTAGATTATACCCATAAGGATTCCCATAGGGAATCCAATAGTAGTATAAATAGTGATTCACGTAGTAGTTCGAGCGAAGAAAAAAATATAAATATTGATTTAACAGGTGATATTATTGGTGATTATAATGTAATTGTAATGCTAGGCAAAGGTGGATATTCAAAAGTATGGCTCGCTTATAACATAAATGATATGAAATATTATGCGTTAAAAGTTATAAATGCAAATGATTATGATGATGGTAAGGAAGAATTAAAAACAATGTCACTTATCCCGAAAGATGAAAAATATATTAATGGATTAAAGGAACATTTTGTTGAAACACGATTTGTTGGGGATAAGGCTACTAAATTCTTATGTATTGTTTATTATTTGTGTGCGGGTAATCTTGATGGACTGGGACGAAAAGGACAATATGATAAGGGATATCCACCTCATATGGTTAAAACATTTATTTTGCAAACATTAGATGCATTAAGTTGTGTGCATTATAAATTAAAAGGATTTCACGGAGATATAAAACCAGACAATATTCTCTTATGTGGTTATAATAATAGAGATAAACATTATATTGATATGTATGATAATTTTAAATTTAATGATGTATATAGTAGAACTAAAAAAGAATATTGTAATGAAAAAAAAATAAAAAATCTAGATACTGAAAAGCGACAAAGGATTCGTCTCAAGGTTCATCGCGCAATTATTGACAATATGGAAAGTAATAAGGAAGACCTCGAAAAAACAAAATCTTTTCACAGCAAATTAAATTCCGATGGAGTTCAATTCGACCAATATAGATGTCATCCAAATTATTTTAATAATATTACAGTTAAATTAACAGATTTTGGATTTTTTTGCAAACACACTGAGCAATTTAATAAACCATTCGGGACTCGTTATTATATGGCACCCGAAATCATCTTAATGGGGGATTGTTCTGAGAAAGTAGATATATGGGCACTTGGATGTATGATATATGAACTATTAACAGGGGAAATATTATTTGACCCCCATTCATCTCCTCGTGGTTCAACAGATTATCATCATTTAGAAATGATGATATGTATGTGTGGGGAATTTGATAAGAGTATTTTACATAAAACAAAACACCATAAAAAATTCTTTAAAAACGATAAATTAAGAGATATAATATATAGTGATGACTATAAGGTCCCGTTGGTCGACAAGCTTAATATTAAGCTAAAGGAACACAATATTAATAACATTAATATTGCGAAGTTGATTGCGAGTACCTTACAATTAAATCCCAAAGGGCGTCCAAGTGTTAAAGAACTAGTGGGGGTCGTTAATGGTATACATTGGTAATAGGTTAATTGCTTGCAATAAATATACGGGCTCTCTTTTGGTCCGCGTACATTCGAAAGCCACTTTCGAATGGCGACGGACACAAATTAGCCTACCATTGAGATATAAATCACGTTAATCTCATCTTCAGGTTCATTATAAGAGAGATTATTGGTTGCCTTTTTGATAGAAAGCATTAAAATGTATCTATTTAAGAGTGCGTCAAGGTGTATTTTTTTCAATTTTTTTACTATTCCCGGTTCCACTTATTATTTGATATAGTAAAAATTGATTAAAACATATATTAAAATATAATATATTATATTTTAATGTATTTTTGTCCAAAGTGTGAATATACTTTTGATATTTCAAAGGCATCTGGCGAGGTGGAAGATACGCGTAAACAACTTGATACCCCTGAAGATGCTCTCAAACGACTCAAGGCAGGTAAGGAATTATCTAATTATAAAGCTAGTTTTACCAAGGAAGAATTGGAAAGCCATAAAATATATAAAAAATTGGAAGATGAAAATAAAAATTTACTTAATGTATTGTTTGAACAAAATACATCTGGTTATGGTGGGATTATGTTTAAATGCAATAATTGTAATTATGGTAAGAAAATTAAAGAAACTATTAAATTGTATCAAATGAATGTAGATAGTGTATTTAGTGTTTTTCGTAGTATGGAAGACAATAAATTAATTGCAATGAATCCAATCCTCCCGAGAACTAGAGATTATACGTGTAAGAATATCAATTGTATAACTCATAAGAACGATGACGATAAAGAAGCTGTCTTTTTCCGTGAAAAAGATAGTTATATGACTAATTATGTATGTACTATATGCTTTAACGGATGGAAAGTTTAATGAAACAATGGTTCAAGATGTTTTTTATCTAATTCATCTATACTCCAAATTTCGTAATGGTCTTTCACAAAACGTTTAATTTTAAATGGAACCATATTTGTTTTAATTTCTTCAATTGCAATTTCTTTATAAGTTAATTCTTCAGATTGTTTATTTTTTCTGATTAAGGGCTTGGCGCCCTTACTCAGTTGCATAATACGTTCACCTTTAATTCGAACAAACTCATAACGAGTCATTTTATTTTTAGATGTTCTATTAGCTGCATCAACGATTGGAATATGTGTATCATCTTTTAGAAATTGAGGTTCATCAATCTCTATACAATTCTCATCATTGTCGATTACATCTTCCGTGTTGAGGTTCTCATTTTGGAGGTCCTCATTTTGGAGGTCCTCATTTATGATGTCTTCCGTCTGATTTATCATATCGGTTGGCTCATCGATTCCATCCATTTCTTCTTCATCTAGAGGTTCGTCTATCAGTTCTTCTTGTTCGATTGGGTCATCTCGAGATTCTTCAATAATTTTAGATTGTTTTTTAGATTTCATTAAAATATAATATATATTTTTAAAATATCTTTTAATCAATTTTTTTAATCATTTATATTTAAGTCATCTAACATTTTTTTAATTCGAGATATTTTGTTTTATATTTTAAATATTTATGCATTTTTGCTTTTTGATAATTAGGTACCGTCCACACTCAATTCTTAGATTTCCTATGGAATACTAAGAATTTAATGTGGTCGCTAATGAGAATATTTAATTATAACTTTCCTATGGATTGTTATAATTAAATGTCCACGGTATATAAAAATCTTATATAAAAATATATAAGATTTTTTTATAGTCCTAAAATGTGTAAACGAACAATGATTTCTCTATATATAGTCCTATTTTGGACCCCTACCCAAAGGGCTATAAAAATTTGAAAAATAATATTTAAAAATAACATCTTTTTAATATATAATAACTATGACTTCAAAGGATAATGCCAAAAGTATAAAAATTAAAATCGAAAAGCTCCTTAATGAGCATCGAACAGGAAAAAATATGGCAGAATATACACATGTTTCTATGGGGGGTATTACATTCCCCGGCAAGTTCAATTTTGACAATAGCAAAATGCGAGCAAAATTGGCTAAATACATAGGACAAGCATTTGAAAAAGGTGTCTATTTTTCAATTGCTGAAAAACTTAAAGAATATGGACCTATAATCGTTGATGTAGATTTGAGGCTCCCACGTGGTGATGTAGAGGAAGGTGACCGTCTTTATGGCGAGGATATGCTCCATACTATTGCCACTCATTATCGGGAAGCCATCCAGTATTATCTTGATGTATCAGAAAATGAAACTCAATGTTTTATTTTCGAAAAAGAACAATCTGGTATTAAAGAAGATGAACATTCAGATGGATTTCATATGATGTTCCCATACATTACAGCATCGACAAAACTCAGACATTTGATTCACAAACATGTATACGATAAAACGATGGAGGAAGAGTTATTCACAAATTTTTCAAACAATTCTAAAGTTCTTGATGAAAACGTAGTTGCATCAGTCCCTTGGATGATGTATGGATGTGCCAAACCAAACGGCAAACCATACAAGTTGACTAAAATTTATGATAATAATAACGACGAAATTGATATTAGCACAGTGGGAGAAACATATGATATCGCTCGTCTCTTGAGTCTTCGTGATTCACGATGGAGTAGTGATAATATGACACCACTGAGTGAAAATGTCACTGAACAATTCATTGACGAACAATATAGTGAGACTGCACCAGAAGCACCACAAGTTATTCAGGCATTGGATGATGTCATTCCTGATGATAAATTGGATATGATTGAGAAGGCAATGAAACTAGTTGATATGCTATCTGCAAAACGTGCTGATAACTATCACGAATGGTTGCGTGTCGGGTGGGCACTTCACAATACTCACCGTTGTATGATTGATACTTGGGTTGCTTTTTCGAAGCGCTCTAAGAAATTCAAAGAAGGCGAGTGTGAGAAACTCTGGGCTAATATGAAGGATGATGGTTATACTATCCGTTCCGTTATGCTTTGGGCAAGAGAGGATAACCCAGATGAATACAAACACTTTATCAAAGAGGACTTTGAAAACAATCTAAAAAAAAACTCTGTTAATAATACTTTCAGCATTGCCAAAGCACTTTATACAAAGTATTTTGATAAGTTTGTATGTGCAAATCCAAAAGATAATGTATGGTATCATTTTATAGACCATCGATGGCATAAATGTGCGAACGGTGGTAGATTGATTACTCTTATGAGTAGTGAATTTGCTAATCAATACATTCAAATGGCAACTGATTTGAATAAGAAAGCTCTTGATACCCAAGGATCAGATAAGAAGAAATATCTCGATGAAGCATCAAATTTTCACAAGATAGCTGACAGTCTTATGGATATCAATTTTAAGGAAAAGATTATGAAGGAAGCTAGATATATCTTTTTTGATGAAAACTTTATTAAACGACTGGATGAAAATCATCATCTTATTGGATTTAATAATGGTGTTTATGATTTGAAACTTAAAAAATTCAGAAAGGGTCTTCCAGATGACCATATTTCTCTTTCCACCAAGCAGGATTATATTAAATGGAGCGATAATAATCCATATGCCAAATACATTAATGGATTCTTTGAACAAGTTCTACCTATCAAGGCAGTTAGAGACTACTTTCTTACTCGTCTCTCAACTTGTGTATCAGGTGAGAACAGAGAAGAAAAATTCTATTTCTGCACTGGTAGTGGTAGCAATGGTAAATCTCTTACTTTCCAGCTTGTATCTGAGGCACTTGGTGATTACTACATTTCTTGCCCCATTACGATTATTACCCGTAAACGTAATGCATCGAATGCAGCATCTCCTGAAATGGCTCGTATGAAAGGACCTCGTTGTGGTGTCTATCAAGAACCAGGGCAAGACGAAGAAATTAATGTGGGTATCTTTAAGGAACTTTCGGGTAATGACAGATTTATGGTTCGTGGTTTGTATCAAGATGCCATTGAAATTAGAACTCAAATGAAATCATTTATGACTACCAATGAACTCCCAGAAATCAAATCGATTGATGGTGGTACTTGGCGTCGTGTTAGAGTTATTGAATTTTTGTCCAAGTTCGTGGAAAATCCAGACCCAGAAAATCCATTTGAATTCAAACTGGATGATACTCTCAAGGATAAAATTAGTACTTGGGCACAAGCATTCGCCTCCTATCTTATCCACATTTATACAACACAATACGATGTCGAAGGTAAGAGCAAAGAACCAGCTGAAGTTATGGCGGCAACTAATGCTTACCAACGTGGTCAAGATGTTATCCGTGAATATTATGAAACTTGTATCGAACATACGGGTGATATGAAGGATGGCGTTAAGAAACGTGATTTGTCTGCCAACTTTAGACTCTGGTTTAAGGATGACCGTGAAGGACATGGTGGACCCAAGGCAAAGGCTATTTACGAATACTTTGAGAAGATTCTCAAGCTCAAGTATGGCAACCCTGGCTATATGGGTGTTCGCTTCAAGAAAGAAACAGCCGGAGTGGGTGAGGAGGTGATGGATGAGAATGACCTTGATGGGTAAATTTGTTCTTTGAACTAAAATTATTTTATAAATAATTATAATGTACAGCTATGCTATAGATTATAATGTACAGCTATGCTATAGATTATAATAAAATATATAATATATATTTTATTATAATGTACGACGAATTACTTGAATATCTTGGTGTTGGAATTATAACTGTGGTAGTAGGTGCACTTGCTATAAATATAATATTAGATGAAGATAAACGTAAACAATATAATACACCAAAAACATATATTATATTATTTATAGTTGGTATAGTTATCCATTTTATTGTTCAACAATTAAACTTGGATACTATTTACTGCGGAAAGAAATGCCAGGCAAGGATTATTGCGAAAATTGCAAATAGTGGAAATGCGATAGCTAGTAATGCTTAATTTATAAACTTATTCATAATGGTTATACATTGCCGTAAATCTTGTGTATTTATATTATGTTTCAATGCGATATGATATAAATGAACCTTTAATATGGTTGGAATACGGTTGCTTTTTGATATTATATCATAGAAATTATACAAAGACATTAAGATAACATCATTTTTTAATTTATTATAATTATTTATAACAAAATTATTTATATAGTATATAGTTTTCTCTATAATATATTCACTTAATTTTGTTTGATGAAATAATTTAATTTTTTTATAACAATTAAATATTTTTTTCTTTTGTTCAAGAGGGGTATTATTTAATATTTCGCAATAAATGACACTGTGTGATGGATTACTATTAAATATAAGGATAAAACCTTTTACCATATTTAATAATAATTCGGTGTTTATTATATCATCACTATATAAATCTTCTAATAATTTTACAATATTATGTTTCATATTTACATCTAATAATACGGTATCAAATATTGATGCGATATTTAAACTTGTTTTTTGCATCATTAATATTTGATATAAAATATTATTAAATATATAAATATAATGGAATTAGAAACACCAATTGATAATCTAATTTTTAATAAGCTTGATGTATTCTATAAAACTTAATAAGAAAAATTATTAAAGAAGAAATAAAAGATAAACTATATAATCAAATACATCCAATTTGGTTTTTTAAAGGCTCGTATAATGTCGATTTAAGTGATATTATAAAATTATTACAATCTGAAGATACCGAAATAATAAGATTAAATATAAGAAATATGTTAATAGATAACTTACCAAAGTATAGTATAGTTAAAATAAAAATCGTAAAAATAGATAGTTATTTATATACTTACAAGATTCTTTATACTATAATATTAAGTACGCGTATTTATGATGAATCTTATGCCATACATAATATGTGGTTGTCGTAATTGAAAAGTGCGGACCGCACTTTTCATTTATCGCAACCAGTTATGTTCGCTAATAGGCAAGTGCGCACTTGCCTATTACGACGCGCACATATGAAGTGTAGTGATTATATTTGTAATAATAAGATAATAGAAAATGACGTTGGGAATACTAAAATATTATTACATTTATTGGATAATATACTTTTACCACAATTTATTAAACATATGTGCGCGTCGTAATTGGCAAGTGCAGACTTGCCAATTAGCGAACAAAACTGGTTGCGATAAGTCAAAAGTGCGGAACGCACTTTTGAATTACGACAACCACATATTGAGAACAAGATAAAGTTTTATAGTAACAAATATAAATCATTGCATTTTACTTTTAATGACACTGAATTTGTTGATGCGCATTATATTAATAGTATATCAACATCGTTATATTTTGATAATAATAAGAATATGATATATGGGAAAGACGGATATTATACTGGGTCAGCACAAACGTGGATATTTAATAGATTATATAAAATGGCAAAAGAACATTTTTTTGAGAAAAATATAACCATCAATTATATTGTGAATATGGATAATGCGTACCCTCTATCTAATATATTTTGTTGTGTTTTTGGTAATAAACAATATATAAAAAAATAACACAGTTGTCAAGGTTATTTGCGATGGACACATTTGTGCGCATCGTAATTGGCAAGTGTAGACTTGCCAATTAGTGAACAAAACTGGTTGCGATAAGTCAAAAGTGCGGAACGCACTTTTGAATTACGACAACCACATTTTATAAAATAATTCCCAAAAAATAATTTCTATCTTATAATATGCGCTTCTCGCATATCCCATTGTAATTTTTTTAGATAATAAAAATATTATCTAAAAAATATTAATGGAGGACTGTTATATATGCTATTGCAAAATAGACAAAATCCATCGGCTACCGTGTGACCACGTTTTATGTTATAGTTGTTATGTCAAGCTAATCCAACCACATTGTCCATTTTGTAGACAACCATTTACATACTCTGCCGATGATATCAAACACAAACCAGTTTCTCCTACCGCCCCCTATATCGATATAATGATAGATAATTTTTCAAATATCTTAAATATCAGTAATAATAATCCATTATTCGATAATAATAATCATGATTATAATAATATTCAATTTAGTAGAGTAAGAAGAAATTGTCATCGTAAAAGACGTCGTGATTTAACCTTTGAAGAGGTATTGGAGAGAAGACAAAATATTAGAAAACGCAGTAAAGATAAATGGATGAAGAAAGACGGACGATTAAATAAATTTAATTATTAAAAAATAATTTTATAAAATTATTTTTTAACTTATTATTGGGAATAATTTAAACCAACTCAGGAGCCTCATCTTCATCCTCAGTATCACTATTAAATTGAGCAGGTACAGATGATACTATCGGTTCCTGTTGTGGGGTTAAGTTCATTGGTTCAATAGATAGATATTCACCCAGTGTGTTAAAATAATGTTTAATTTCATTACTAACAGCATTATTATCGCTTACGTTCCCAATAGTTCCCATAATGGTTGCAATTTGAGTTCTATACTTATCTACATTATTGATAACTTCATCTGGTGCTGGAATACCCGGGAGTTGGTATTTGGAAATCAGATTAAAATATGCATTAAATAGTTTCTCTGGAACACTTCGCTTTAGTGATGCCAATTTTTGCTTTGGTGTTTGGGACCGAGCCGTTTGTGCATTCTTCAGTCTGGACCTAAGATTTTTTCTCTTTTCTGCCAACATATCTGCACGATTAAGTTCTGCTTCTTCTTCGAGGGTAATAATTCTCGTACTAACTGTTCCTTCAGGTGCATTCTTATCAAATGCAAATGTATAACCGTCCTTTAAATATTTCTTAACATCAATCATATCGGGTTTTGTTGTACGGATATCTTTCTTAAATCTATCAACTGCTGCCTTGGAGATAAACAGATTTCTGTCTCCCTCAATCAATACATTAACACTCATTAATATTTAATATATTTATTTATTTATATCATTTAAAAAATATTGTTATATCAATAATAATGAAAACGGATATTATTATGCCTTACATATGTGGAGGTTTAGGTAATCAACTATATTTTATTGCACAAGCTTATATTTACAGTAAAAAATTTAATAAAAAATTATATATTAAAAATGAGAAAGAATATGGGAGTTATGGGAAACCCCGTCCGACATATTATGATACTGTTTTTCATAATTTAGAAATAGTTGATATAACATTAAATAATTATAATACTATAAATGAAAATGAATTGGATATTTTTAAAGAAGGTAATATATATATGAATGGTGGATATTTTCAGAAAACTAAATATATATTACCATATTTAAATGAAATTAAAACATTATTTACTCCGCCAAGTAATATTATGAATACTATAAATGAAATAATAAATCGTAATAATTTAAATACAGATAACGATTTGGTTGTTCATATCAGATTAGTTGATGATTGGACACCGGGTGATTTTAGTAATATATATAAACCGGATGAACTTGAAAAGGTTAAAAATTATATTATAAATGAATTACTAACTACAAAAAATAATATAATATTATTATCAAATAATATGGATATGGCGATTGATATATTAGGATTAAAAAATAACAGTAGAATATTTAAATGTGATTATCCTGATTATGCTGAATTATATATAATGGCGCAATTTAGAAGATTTATATTGAGTCCAAGTACATTTAATATTTGGGGAATAATTTTATCAAATAAAGAAAATAAGGAAATAAATATATTTTGGGATAATACTTTGGGTGATTATAGTAATTATAGAATTGATTTTTTTGAACAGTATAAAAATTTATTTACTTTAATGGAGGCTGATTCTCACAAATCTATATAAACATAAATGAATTAAATAATATTAATGGTTCAAGATACGAAATTATATGATGTGTTGGAGATAAAGCCTGACGCGACCGAAGATGAAATTAAAAAAGCATATAAAGCACTATCTAAAAAATGGCATCCCGACAAGAATCCTGACAATGTTGATGAAGCTACAAAGAAATTCCAATCTATTGCTGAAGCGTATGCAATTCTTTCTGACCCGGAAAAGAAGCAACGATATGACCAATTTGGTTCAATGGATGATAATAATATGCCACCTGGTTTTGACCCACGAGATTTATTTGAACAGATGATGGGTGGAATGGGAGGATTCCCATTTGGTGGAATGGGTGGACGTAGACAACAACAAGAGGACTGTGTGGTGGAACAAATGATGACACTCGAAGATATTTACAATGAAAGGACAATTACTATTAAATATAATCATAAAGTATCATGTGAACGTTGTAATGGAACCGGCTCAAAAACTGGCAAGTCTCAACAATGTAATGGTTGTAATGGGTCGGGACATAAGGCAAGAGTTATACGCCAAGGTCCAATGATTCAACAAGTAATGTCGGTATGCGATGATTGTGGTGGCGCTGGTGAGAAAGCAAGTCGTGAAAATCAATGTGATGTATGTAGAGGATTGAAATATACAATGCAAAATGCGACATTTGATTTGAAATTAAATAAAAATATGACTACCAGTAAGATTGCGGTTGAGAACAAGGGACATATTACTAAAATGGGACGTAGTAGATTAATTATTGGACTGAGAGAACAGCCTCATCCAACATTTAAGCGCCAAGGAAGAGACCTTCATATCGACCTTAAATTGCGTTTATACCAATCTATTTATGGTTTCAGTAAGATGATTACTCATTTGGATGGAAAAAATATATTATTGAAATATGATAATATATTATCTCAGCCAACAACAACAATGCGAATCCGTAATATGGGTATGGGTGGTGATTTGTATGTTCATATAAATACTACAATGCCACGAATTGACAGATTAGATGAAAATGAAAATAATATTCTAAGGAAATTACTAATTAAAGCACATTTAGCCGAATTTCAAAAAGAACAAAATATTGCCAAGAATGCGGATAAGATGGAGCACGTTATTATGGAGGAAGTTGCACCACAAACACCAACTGAACAATCTCAAGGAAATGATGAACAGGAAGGATTTAGTGGGGTACAATGTCAACACCAATAGATTTGTGCACAATGTGCACTAATAGATATAATACCAATAGACGTTTTTTTATATAAATATTCTACTTATATTTATATGAAAATCTATATACTTAGACACGAAGACAGAACAATGGACGCAACATTTTTCGCCCCATTAACACAAGATGGTTTAAATAATTCCATAAAACTTATAAATATATTGGATAAAGAAAATATTGATTGTGTTTTTTGCTCCCCATTTATTAGGACTCTTCAAACAATCCATCCTTATACTAAATATAAAAAATTAAAAATAAATATTGACCATAGTTTAGCGGAAATACAACACCCTCATATAATCCCAGTTAAATCATATACAATTAATTTACCTACTTATATAGCTGAACAATTTAATTACAATCCAAATTATGTTAGTATGATGAATCCAAATGATCATAAATATCCAGAAGTTGATAAAAATGTTCACGATAGGGTAAAAGCATTTATATCCAAAGTAATTGAGGATATGATGGAATCAAAACATAATGTTGTAATTGTTACTCATCAAATTGTTTGCAATATAATATTACAAATGGCGACTAAGAAAAAAGGTATGACTTTTGAAACAACATTTAATTATCCGCGAGGTGGATTAACAAAAATATTTGATGAAAATAGCTTTACTTTTGCGCCTATTAATTGGAAATATAAACCATAAATGCTTTATATTAACGATGCGATGCGAAATATAAACAATAAATTGTTTACATTAATGAAATATAAATTATAATTTATATTAGCAATGCGAAATATAAACCATAAATAAGATAAGTAAACAATTAAAAAAATTGATATTTTAATGCATTAAAATATCAATTTTTAATTATTAAATGTTAACTTTATATAAAATACACCAGTTAAAAGAACAAATTGCACATCTTGAAAAAGAACTCACACAACATCCGGATGAAGAGATAGTAACAAAAAAAACCAATAAATTTATAAAATCATTTGGATTGGATATAAATGAAGAATTAAAAAAACAAATAATAGATATCGATTTTATAACTGAATCGGCATCGAAAAATAGTGAAAATAGCGAAAAATATTATCTTATTAAGTTTGTTAATTATTATCTGTATATTAATAGGACAACTGAACGTTTTTCAAGTGAAGATAGTTATACTATTCACTTGATAAAAAAACAAAATCTATCTCCAGATGATATTAATTCACTTATTAATGATGAATATTATGATGATGCTATTAAATTTACTTATAATTCAGATGGACCTTGTGACAAAGGTGTTCCTTTCTATACTGAAGTTAAATCATATAATAAGATTCCATCAAAAAATACACTTATTAAAAAAATAATTTATAATATTGTGTTTGAATGTAATGATTATGTTGAAACTACTGATAATGATAAATTAAAAACAATTTCCTAATTTTATCTTTTTTTCCATTTATTATTCCATGTTCCATTTATTAAAAGCCTTAAAAAATAAATAAATGAAACAGAAAATAAGTTTATAAAAATTGATATTAATTTATTTTAAATATTATGTTCATATTGTAAATGCAAATTAGAGTTAAATATAATAACAATTCAAATGTTAGTTATAGTAATTTTGATGAAATAATTAATAATATGGATGTTATTAAGATTGATTGTAGAAATAATAATTTGACATCATTGCCAGAAAATATGAATTTTCCCAATTTAACACATTTTTATTGTGGTTATAATAAATTGACATCATTGCTAAATAATATGATATTTCCTAATTTAACACATTTTTCTTGTAATAATAATAATTTGACATCATTGCCAGCAAATATGAATTGTCCTAATTTGGAAGATTTTTATTGTAGTAATAATAAATTATATTATATTCCTTTTCATATTAATTGTTATATCGAAAAAGATGATACGACTAAATCGGCGGAATATATGAGGCGTAAATTATTGATTTAAATTTATTTATTCATAATAATTTTTAATTTATTTATACAGTTATAAATTAATAATTTAATTTGATTTATTTTATAACTTTTATAATTTTCATAACGTTTCTCATTTATTTTTATTTCACTCTCATCATCTAATCTATCTCTTAGACTTTCTAATCTTTCGATAACTTTCTTATCTAATTTATTGCGTATGTTATTCTCATTCTCCTCATTGATAATCATTTCAATATTATCTAAATGTAATTCTATTAAATCAGATATAATATCATTCTTTTCCTGCACTATATAGTTTTCCCCATCGTGGACATATGCATATTCATCACGTAAATTTTTTATAATAACATTATTTAATTCCGGTTTATTTTTATTAAAATGGGTCATTTTTATTGATTCTTCTATTGCCGTAAATTTCTTATTGCATATTTTTATCATGTCCTCTTTTGATAATATGGCTGATAAATCTTCCGCGCCAAACTTTATAATATAGTTGTTATTTACTGGTCCGTTATTTAATTGCCCATTGACTATAGTACCATTGTTCATATGACCGTTATTTGTGGTATTTGTAGTATTCATTTGGGTGATTTTATTTTCTAATTCAGATACTTTGGATTTTAGTTGGGTAATTACATCTGTATTATTAAATTTACATACTTTTTGGTGGCGATATTTACCTTGTTTATACTTATACACATTATCACAATAATTACATTTAAAAATCATATTACTCGTATTTTCCGAGTCATTAGATAAGAATTGTGATGGTACCTGATGTGTACTTAATGGTACATTAGTCGCCAATTGGGTATCATTAGATTGTTTATGTTTAAACCTTCTATGATTACATAAAGATTGTTTAGAAGAATATATTTTTTCGCAAATTTTGCACTGAAACATTTGTGTACTCATTATAATATATTATATAATATATTTATACCTTTAACGTAATTTATAAATGTGTATAAATATGATACCCGGATACCCTAAAAATGTGAAGGGATTGTACAGAAAAATGACCCGTATAGGAGTACAGCTCACAGGAAACTTTTGAAAAATTTATAAAAATATAAATTTTATACTATTTTTATAAAAATATT